GGTGACTGTCTTTCTCTTGCTGAAGAATTTGAAAATGCGTTGAGTGAGCGCGGTTATGGAACGCTTGAACATCCGATATATGGGAAGCATACGGTTGTTCCGACGGGAACTATTGAGCGAACTGATGATCTGGTTTCTGCTTTGAATGAAAGCCGCGTAAAAATAACATTTAGCGAGACTTTGACTGACTCGCTTCCATTGAGCAAACTTGCTGCTGAAGATGCACTGGATGCGGCTATGAATAAATATGAGAATGCTGCAAACTCATCATTCTTAAATCTGATTGTGACTGGTACAGTTGATGATGAGCTCCAGCTTCAGGGCGTGATGAAAACTCAGGACAATTCGCTTTTCAAAGGAATAGCAAAGCTTTGTGAGAAGTGCAGCAATATCAAAGAAAAACAGTCTCTTTTGCAGATGCTTAATGAATTTAAGCTGAATGTGACTAACTGGGTGAGTAAAGTTGATACACTTGCTTCTAAAGCTCAGGAGATTGCAACTGTTGTTATAAAAACTGCAAAGTTACCTAGTGAAATTGCAATTGAAGGAATGGCCAAAATTGAAGGTTATTCGAGTGTTGTTAAAGATTTGTTAAATAATGTAAAAATGGATCCTGTGGGAGCAAATTCAATAAAAAATCAGTATGCAGCTACAAGTACTATGGTAGGGGCAATGGTTGCCTCTCTTTCTTTTGGTGTGGCTAAAAGTGCAAAAGAGGGAGCTTTTGCAAATGTTGTAGTGAGTGAGTCTTCAGGGACTTCAGATAATTATGGAAGCTCTGGAAGTGGGGCTGGAAGTCAAAGTAATGCCGGAAAAATTTTGAGCCGTGGTGATGTTTTTGCAATTGCAGATGCTGTGGCTGTTCAGTTTGAAGTGTATAAGGATTATATCGATGGCCAGGTGGCTAAAAATGCTTTTGTTGATACGGGTGAAAGCTATGAGGCTGTCTTAGAGACTGTTATAAAATCAGTCCAAATGCTGCATGAAGTTGCTTTTGATCTTCCAATGGCAAGAACAATCAAGCTGGGAAAGGACAGGCAGCTTTATGAATTATTGTGTGAGCTTTACGGAAAGCAGGGCTTTGACAGGGCTGATGAGTTTATAATGGACAACGGGCTGAATGCTGATGAGATAGAACTGATTCCTATGGGTAGAGAGGTGAGATACTATGGCTAAGGTATATACTGTAGTTTCAAATGATACTCTGACAAAAATCAGCGTTAAGTTTTATGGCAGCTCGGCGCGCTGGCCGGAGATTGTTAAGGCAAATCCTCAGCTGAGCGGGAGAAGAAAGGTTTCTGACGGCAGCCCATATATTTACGTTGGGGACGTACTTATTATTCCTGACAGTGGCAGCACTTCCAGAAGTTCTGCAGGTGAATCTGTTTTGCTGGATAAGGATGCAAAAAAAGATTTAGGGCTTATGGGACAGGGAAAGCTTTTTACAGGCTTTACTGCCTATACACTTGTAAGAAATGTTAACGGTGTTGATGGCTTTAGTTTTTCAAGCGTCTGGGATTATAAATCAGCTGCATTGAAAAATATGTTCAGGCCTTTTTCTTATCCTGTTTTCGATGTTTATTTTGATGATGATTTGGTTTTCAAAGGTGTATTGATGCCGCCTACTCCAGAGGTGAAGCCTGACGCTCAGACTTTGAACGTGCAGGGCTATCCTCTTTGCGGGGTACTTGTTGACAGCTGTTTGCCGCCCTCTTTGTTTCCGGCTGAATACAGCGGAATGAATATAAAAGAAATTGCTGACACTGTTTGTGAGCCTTTTGGTGTAAGGGTGAACGTTCAGGGAAATATAGGAGAGCCTTTTGATAAGGTTGAAGTGTCGCTCAGTGATAAATGCTGGGATTTTCTGATGAAGCTTTGCGAGCAGCGCGGGTTGTATATGACTAACAAGGCTGATGGTAGCCTTTTGATTTATAAGCCGGAAATTGAGGCTGTTTCTGCAACTTTTATTCAGGGAGAAATGCCTTTTATTTCATGTACTCCTGAGTTTGATGGGCAAAAGATGTATTCCCATATAACCGGCTATACGAAGACAACTGAAGAAAATGACAGTGAAAAATATACTTATGAAAATAAAGCTTTAATCAGGAATGGCGTTCTGCGCTGTTATGGAAAAGCTATAGAGGATGCGAGCGGTACGACATTGCAGCAGGGTGTTTTATCTCTTGCGGGCCGTATGTTTGGCGAATGCGTAAAGTATAAGCTTACTGTTAGCGGTCACAGAGATAAGACAGGAAGGCTGTACCGGGAAAATATGGCTGTGAGTGTGAAAGCTCCTGGCTGCGAGATATACAGAGAGACTAAGTTTCTTGCGGATCAGGTGAGCTTGAAACGAGATGATCAGGGGGGAGAAACAACGGAATTTCTTCTTGTGCTTCCTGGAAGCAGGACGGGGCAATTGCCAGAGGTGTTTCCATGGCAAGAGTAGCTCGTGTGTTGCAGACAGAAGAGCTGCTTGAGACTGTTGAAATATATTCGGGTGCTAACGTAACCGCTAAAGCCTATGGGGCCAGTGGAGATGATGCGCCGCCGCTGGAAAATGACAGGGTGCTTCTTGTTCCTGTAGAAGGAACAGGAAACTATGTTGTGGCCGGTGTAATGGGGAAGACTCAGGGGGCTAAGCCTGGGGAGAGAATTATATATTCCCGGAATGAAGATGGAAATATTAGGGCTGTGATTCATTTGATGAATGACGGCTCTATCAGCGTTGTTAGTAAGGACGAGAATGGCAATAATCTGATTAGTGGTCTTTTGGGTGGGGATGGAAAAATAAAAATAGATAAGTGTGAGGAAATTTCTGTAGAGGATAAAAACGGTAACAAAATTGTTTCTGACTCTAGCGGAATTTCTTTGACTGATATGCAGGGCGGGAAGGTTGTGATGAAGGGGAAAATCACGATTCAGGGAACTCTTGGAAAGATAGAGGTGACCTGATGCCTTTTGTTGCGCTTGAGAATTGCCAGATTCAGGACACACTTCACCAGGGGACTTGCCAGATTCAGAGCGGGCTTTCAGTTACGAAGGTTGACGGGAAGAAGGTTTGTCTGGACGGGCTGAAGGTGCTTGTGAGTGGTGGCACTGTTCCAGGCCCACAAGTTGAGCCTGTGGTTGTGACAATTAACGCTGCTTTAATTAGCGGTGTTAAAGTTGATAATAAATTGCCGCTCGCCGTTGGAGAAGTTTCCAGCGGTAGTGAAACGGCTCAGTATACGGTGGGGCAGTCGGTTGTGACTGCGCCGGTTGTGCTTACTATAAGCAATGCCGGTCAGAATGATGTGCAGATGACGTAAGGGGGTGAATGTGTGTAAAGATGAATTTATGGGAGACGTTCTTCTGATTTCGACTCCTGACGGGGCTGACATTGAGCTGGACAACGGACTGATTAAAGACTGCAGGAATTTTGATACTGCGGTTTATCTGTCGCTTTTGGGCGGTAATGACGAAGACTTGAATAGAAGACCTAAAGAGACCTGGTGGGGAAACTTGATTGAAGGTACTCAGGAAAACGAATGGATTTCAAGCGAGTTTGGCGCGATGATAAAGGGCTATCCTCTTACCAGCGGAAACCTTCGCAAGGCTAAGGATGCCTGTAAGAGAGATTTAGATTGGATTATAAATGATGCCGGTGCTGATGAGATAGATGTGGAGCTGACAGCAGAATCTGCTCAAAGGGTGAAGCTTGATGCAACTGTCAGTCAGGATGGCAGTAAGGCTGGCGGCGGAAATTATGAATTGCAGTGGCAGGGGGCTGTAAGATAATGGCATACGAAAATAAAACTGTTGATTATGTATACAACTTACTCATAGAAAGCTTTCAGGAGAAATTCAACAATAAGCTCAGGCTTTTGCCTAAGAGCTTTATTGTTATTTTGAGTAAAGTTCTTTCTGTGATTTTTGTGCTTCCTTATAAGGTTTGCGGCTGGTTTTATTTGCAGCTGTTCCCGGACACTGCGAGCTTTGACCGTGTTAATGTGATGGGAATCAGTTTGCAGCCTCTTGTGAAGCTTGGTGTGAATATTGGAGTTGGAGAGCCTACAAGCGGACAGGCTTGGGAAGGTCTTGTCAGTGCTACGGTTGTGACTGAAGGGCAGGCAATAACTGCAGGCACTCAGCTTAAAAGTGATGTAACTGGTTTGATGTACGTGGTGAGCGAGACTGTGACAACAACAGGGGCAAGCGTAGACGTGCCTGTGTATTGCGTGCAGTCTGGAAGCGGTGGAAATCTTGCACAAGGTGATGAAATAAAGTTCGTGTCTCCTTTGGGCTTTATTGCTCAGGATGCTGTTATAGCTAGTACGACTAAAGAGGGGCTTGATGAAGAAACAGCTGACCATTACAGGGCGAGGGTCGTGAACAGATATTCGACTCAGCCACAAGGCGGGGCATTGAGTGACTATAGAATCTGGTCTTATGACGCGCCGGGCGTTTTGCAGACTTATCCTTATAATGGGGAAGATTCTCCTGGAGACGTGGAAATATATGTCGCTGGAAATACTGATGTATATCCTGACAGAGTGCCAGGAAGAGAGTTGTGTGTGGCCGTGGGTGAGGCGTGTACGTATGACCCGGAGACGGGGATTGCTGACAGAAAGCCTTTAACTGCAATTTTGGATCCTGATTATAATGGAACTTATAGAAATATTAAGCCTGTAAGCATTGTGACTGTTGATGTATATGTGACTGATGTTGATGGGGTGGATGTGTCTGATTTTGGTGCTGCATATAAAAGTGTATGTGATGATTATCTTTTGGGCCGCGAGCCTTATATCAGAGGCCTGAGCGACGAAAACAATAAAACTAATTCGATTCAGAAAAACACATTGATAGCTCTGGCTAACAGTGTGGCTACAAGTTTGAAAGCTCAGTTTGGCACGGTGACAATGAATATAGATAATGTGCAGGTTGATAACTATAACCTGGATCGTGGTAAACTTAGTGCTTTAGGTCACCTTTATATCAACGGGGATGAATATGAGCAAGTTTAAGAAAGTAATTGAAGCTTTACTTCCTCATTCTAGAGAATGGAATCTTTCCAGGACTAGAAACATGGAGCGGCTTTTTGCTGCTATTGCTGTTTTGCCTGAAGATTTGAGGCATGAGATTGAAGCTGTGTATCTTGATAGATTTCCGGAAACGACCAGGAGCCCGGAGAAGTGGGAGCAGGTCTTTCAGGTGCTGTTCACGAGTGCAGAGCTTGAAATAAGAAGAAACGTATTGGCCGGATTGTGGCAGATGAACAATTCGGGCGGAGCTGGAATATTTCTTGAAAGAGTTTTGAAAGAGGTTTGGCCTGAAATTGAAGTTGTTGAAAATGTGCCGGTAAGTAATCCGCGTAATCTTTCGAGTGCTATGTTTAATGTTTGCGGTAATTCTTACGCTACTTGTGGATATGGAAAGGCTGTATGTGGATTCAGAGAGGGATACGGTGACTATCAGATCACAGTGTTAAGAAATGATACTTCTTCAGCGTATTCGATTCCGAATGAGCCTAGCTGGTGGGGCTATTGCTTTTTTGTTTGTAAAGAAGTTATTAGGGATTCTTTTGGGCGTGTAATTTATTTAAGGCGTCTTGAAATTCCTGCAGAATATAAAAGTTATATTGAATACTTTATTTTAAGAATGAAGCAGGTGCAGAGTATTGCGCTGCTTGCTATAAAATGGATATAGGGAAAAAAAAGGAGTGGATTATGTTCAAAATTGATGAGAATTATAGTGATTATTATATGAATGACCCTGTGAAGTATCCTGGCGGTGGTGCGGTTAACTCTTCTGGGCCTGATGCTATTGACGGAACTCCATGGCTTGCAAAATTCTTTAATAACTGCGTCGGCTGGATGCAGGCTCTTTATATTAAGGCTTTTAGGTCTCTTGATGGAATTAGTAATGATGCTGAAAATGTCCAGACCAGTGATGTTGTCAGAGCATTAGAGAAGATTCAAACTGACAATAATACTGCACAAAGAACGATAAGTGATGAAAAATATTTGCCTATGGAAGGCTCTGCTGCAAGTGCAAAGAAGCTGACGACAGCAAGAAAAGTGTATGTAAAGCTTGGAACGGCAAGCACAAGTGAAACTAAAGACTTTAGCGGTGATACTGCAATTCCTGTTGATGGGGCACTAAATGTTGCAAATGGTGGAACAGGCTCAAGCACTGCTGCTGGGGCAAGGACTAATTTGGGTTTAGGATCTGCAGCTGTTAAGGATGCAGGAAGTGCAGCAGGAAACGTGCCTGAAGTTGGAACTGCATTAGGCACAACTAACAATAATATTCTTGTTACAGACGCAAGCGGAAAGCTGAAGCCAAGTGGAACTGTAATAGGAAGCGCGGCCGGAAAGACTGCGGGAAGTGTAGCTGGAAATGTACCTGAAGTTGGAACTGCATTAGGCACTACTAACAACAATATTGTTGTGACAGATGCAAACGGAAAGCTGAAGCCAAGCGGAACGACAATTGGCAGCGCGGCCGGAAAGACTGCAGGAAGTGCAGCGGGAAACGTGCCTGAAGTTGGAACTGCATTAGGAACAACTAACAATAATATTCTTGTTACAGACGCAAGCGGAAAGATGAAGCCAAGCGGAACTGTAATAGGCAGCGCGGCCGGAAAGACTGCAGGAAGTGCAGCAGGAAA